TTTAATTTTTATAAAAAACCTCAGAAAATAGGTACAGTAGAAGCGAGGCCAGGCCATTGCATTTTACACCAGATTGTAAAAGATAAAGATAATAAGGAAGCTAATGCTACAAAAGTATTGAAATCTTTTTTAGAATGGACAAAAGCTGATGTTTGGTTATCAGTCAGGCGAGATAATACAGTAGCGAAAAAGTTTTATGAAAAGAATGGTATGGTGAAAGTGGGAGAAATAGATTGGGCTGATGGTAAACTTCCAGGAGATGTGTATCTTTATCAACGAACGGTGTCGTTGGTATGATAATATGTAGAGATGTTGATGGTAAAAATAATTTAGCTTTGTCTGATGAGGATTTTAAGCGTTTAGGTTGGGATGCAAAAACTTTATTAGAATTAAGTTTTGATGGGACAGGATGGAGAATAAAGCAAAGTAACGTAGCAGCTAGTAAGTTTATAGAAGCGGAGGATGATTATGTGGAATGATAGAGAATCTTATAAACCAAAAATTACTATAGTAACAGCCTTGTTTGATGGCCGTTGCACGGGGATACCACATTCGGTAGGAATTTATAACGAGGAATGGGTAGACCGCCTTTATAGGGGCATAAGTAGAAATTATAATGACACGTTTGAGTTTATTTGCTTGGTAGATAAGAATTATAAATTCAAAGAAGATATTAAAGATGTTAGATTCAAGCGCTCAGTAGATCAGTATGGTTGGATGAGTCTTATGGAAATGTATCGTCCAGACTTATGTACAGGCAAACGATTTACAGTAGGACTTGACACAATTATTACTGGCCCTTTGGATGATATCTTTGAGTATGAAGCTAAGATAGCAGTATGTAGTGATCCAATATTTCCTAAAACTATATGTAATGCTGTTACTATATGTGATGATGAATTTTGTGAAGAATTTTGGAATTCGTGGATTAATGATGAGTATAATAAAATTCAAAATAATAAATTAGCTTTCGGCGGAAGACAAGTACCATCAGAGATGGTTCTTTTGAGAAATTTATATGGAGATAGTCCCCGAATTGATTCCATTTTTAAAAGTAGAATATTAAGTTACAAGATACACATTCAACAAAATCCAGAAAGAATTAAAGATAGTAGTATTATTTATTTTCATGGTCAGCCAAAACCACACCAGGTACTTGGTGCTCAGTGGGTACAGGAGAATTGGATATGAGTTTACATAGGTTAGGTAGTAAAAACTTTGTACACCAAACAGCTATAATAGATGATAATGTGACTGCGGGTGAAGGAAATTATATAGGTCCTTTTTGTTATTTAACAGGAAATTTAGAAATAGGAAATAACAATAGGTTTGAATCCCATTGTACAGTAGGTACGAGAGCGGAACATACCGAGCACTGGCATAAAGATGGTAGAACTATTATAGGAGATGATGGTACATTTAGAGAACACATTAGTATTCATGCAGCAACGACCGATGGGTTGACTAGAATAGGCAACTGTGTTATAATGTTAAACAAGGCTTATGTTGCCCATGATTGCATTATAGAAGATGGGGTGACTTTAAGTTGTGGGGTAAAGATTGGTGGTAATGTTCATGTGATGAGAGATAGTAATTTGGGTATGGGAGCTTCAGTACATCAGTATCAAGTAATAGGTTCTTGGTCGATGATTGGTATGGGCAGTATTATTCCTAAGAAAACAAGACTTGAACCAGGCCAGACATGGGTAGGCAATCCAGCTCGAAGATTAAAAACTAATATGTATGCATTAGATAAGCATGATATAGATGATTATATGTTAGTAGAAGAAACTGCTAGATTTACTCAACTAATAAAAGACTCTGAGTTTCCGGAAAGATGGAAATGAAAAAACAAGAACCACCATATCAATTAAAACATTATCTTAATTCTATCAATCATCAGAAAAATGATTTGATGGATAGTGAAGATGTGTTTTGGGAGAAAAATTATCCAACTTTTGCTGTGAATAGATGCATTGGATCTCACAGTGATAGTTTATTCTATGCAAATGAAATGAATCGTTTACATTTTTTAGACAAGAAGCTCCAATATAATTTTTTACTAAATAGTATTAGCAAACGAAAACGTTTTGCTCCTTGGTTGCGAGCTAAAGAAGTAGAAAATATAGGGCATGTAAAAGAATATTATGGATATAGTAATGATAAAGCTAAACAGGCTCTAAATGTTTTAACCGACGACCAAATAAGAATAATAAAAAGTAAATTGATTAGAGGTGGTAAGCATGGAACTGGAATGGACGACCGGCCTAATGTTAGAGGTGGGGTTGGATGAACCTGATGATTTCCTTAAAGTAAGGGAAACGCTTTCTCGAATTGGTGTTGCTTCAAGAAAAGAGAATAAATTATATCAGTCTTGTCACATATTACATAAGCAAGGTAGGTATTACATAGTACATTTTAAAGAGTTGTTTGCTTTGGATGGGAAACCAACCAACATAACTGCAAACGATTTAGAACGAAGAAACACTATTGCAAGCTTGTTGAGAGATTGGGGACTGATTTGTATTATAGGTGAATGTGGTGAAAAAGCTCCACTGTCACAGATAAAAATAATTTCATATAAAGAAAAAGATGATTGGATTTTGGAGACAAAATATAACATTGGTAAAAAATAAACGGAGAATATATTATGGCGGTAAAGATAGTTAGATTGAAAAGCGGTGAAGATGTAGTAGCAGATATTGATGAAAATGCAGATACAATAACAATGGAGAATCCAACAGTTATTGTACCAATGAGTGATCCTAATAGTGAACAAATTAAAATGGGGGTTGCACCTTGGGCACCATTTATAGCAAAACAAAAAGTAGAAATCTCTAGAGATTGGATTGTTTTTATAGCTGATGCTGATGAAGCTTTAGCTAGTAATTATAGACAACAGTATGGGTCAGGCATTGTTGTGCCTGATGTATCTACCACATCTCAACTGAATGGATAAGAATTAAATAGTCTTGACTCTTTATTGTATGTGTGTTAGCATATAATATATGTCTGAAAATTTTTATACAAATATAATTCAGAAAGGCAATTCACTTTTAATTCGTAAAATTTCAGATGGAAAAAGGGTTTATGAAAAAGTAAATCATAAACCTACGTTTTATTTTCCTTCTAAAAAGAAAAAATCTAAATTAAAAACTTTGTCTGGTGTTCCAGTAGAAGCGATAGAATTGCCTTCTATCTCGGACGCTCGTGAATTTTTGGGCCATTATAGAGATCAGCCTGGACTGGTCTATGGAATGGAAAGGTACCCCTATGTCTGGATAGCAGACAACTATGAGGGGTTTGTTGATTGGTCAATGGATAAGATTTTAGTTATCACTATTGACATTGAAGTTGCAAGTGAGCATGGGTTTCCGGACCCAGGACTAGCTGAAGAAGAAGTCCTTTCCATTACTGTTAAGAATCACAAGACTAAAAAAATAATTGTGTGGGGTGTGTATGATTATAATAACACCCGTGATGATGTAGAGTATATATATTGTGTGGACGAGCGTGAGTTGCTCGAGCAATTTGTTGGATTTATGGTAGAAGTCCAACCAGATATTATTACTGGTTGGAACACCACATTCTTTGATGTGCCTTATCTCGCTAATCGAATCACCAAACTATTCGGCGATAAGATGCGGAATAATATGTCACCTTGGAATGTTGTGTCTGAGGAAAAAGTGAATACTTTTGGTAGAGAACAAACCAAATATAATATTTGGGGTGTTGCTAATATGGATTATTTGGATCTATATCGCAAATTCACTTATAAAAATCAAGAATCTTATAAGTTAGATTATATAGCTTTTGTGGAATTAGGTGTCAAGAAGGATGAAAATCCATATGAAACTTTCCGCGAATGGTATACAAAAGATTATCAATCGTTTATTGATTATAATATTAAAGATGTAGAGTTAGTTGATGCTCTGGAAGATAAGATGAAACTTTTGGAGTTGAATCTTACTATGGCATATGAGGCTAAAATTAATTATATGGATGTATTCTCACAGGTTAGGATGTGGGATGTAATCATGTATAATTATTTGCGGAGTAAAAATATTGTAGTACCTCAACGAGATATTAATACTAAAGGCTCTAGATATGAAGGTGCCTATGTAAAGGAACCACAGACAGGCCAACATGATTGGGTCATGTCATTTGATTTGAATAGTTTGTATCCACACTTAATGATGCAATATAATATCTCGCCAGAAACTATGATATCTGAGCGATTTCCAAAAGGCATTAGTGTAGATAAATTATTAAATAAGGAAGTTGATACTAGTATATTAGGTGATAATTTAACAGTTACACCAAATGCAGTATGTTTTAGAAAAGACATTAGTGGATTTCTCCCAGAATTAATGGACACAATGTATAAAGATAGGGTGAAATTTAAGAAGTATGCTTTAGAATCTAAAAAAAGATATGAAGAAACGAAAGATAAAAAGTATTTGAATGAGATTTCTAAATATAATAATATACAAATGGCTAGGAAGATAGCACTAAATAGTGCATATGGAGCTATCGGCAACCAATACTTCCGATATTATGATGAGAAGTTAGCAACTGCAATTACAACATCAGGACAGCTGTCTATTAAATGGATAGAAAAAAAAGTAAATGAGTACCTCAATAAAATATTACAAACCGAAAATACTGATTATATTATTGCATCGGATACAGATTCGATTTATGTCAATTTTAGCAAATTGGTATCTAAATCTTTTAGTGAAAAAGATGATATATCAAATGATAGAATTGTCTCCTTCTTGGCGTCTGTGGCCGAAAAGAAAGTGGAACCTTTTATTGATGAAAGTTATAAAAGGCTTGCTGCGTATGTCAAGCCATATCAACAAAAGATGGTGATGTCCCGTGAAGTCATAGCAGACAAAGGTATATGGACAGCCAAGAAACGATACATTCTAAATGTGTTTGAT